AATAGGCACGGTTTATTACTACAAGCCACCCACCTACTTGCAATATCAGACGCCTTTAATGCAGGGGGTGTTGAACCAAGTTGCAATCACTCCCTTTGTTGTTTCAGAAGCTGGTAATATTGGTTTACCGGCAAACCTTGCAGAAATGTCCATACTCATAAACAACACGTCTTATGAAATGGGTATTGGTGGTCTGCACAGCAAAGAAAAGAAAGCTTGCCATTACGCGGGCACCAATTACATTATGAAGGACGTTGACGTCGTTTCATATTACCCCTTTGTAATACTTAACCAAGGGTTATACCCCGCGCACCTGGGCCCGAACTTTCTAATGGTTTACCGCAGAATAGTTGAGCGACGTGTTGCGGCTAAAAAGGCCGGGGACAAAGTTGTTGCTGATAGCTTGAAAATTGTTATTAACGGTTCGTTCGGTAAACTGGGAAGCAAGTATTCTATTCTGTACGCACCGGACTTGTTGATGCAGGTCACCATCACAGGTCAGCTGAGTTTGCTTTTGCTTATTGAAAGAATGGAGCTTGCTGGAATACCGGTAGTCAGTGCCAATACTGACGGAATTGTAATTAAGTGTCCCAAGGCATTAGAACAAACCATGGACGCTATTGTTGCGCAATGGGAAATTGACACTGAATTTAAAACAGAGGAACAACCGTACTATGGACTTTTCAGCAGGGACGTCAACAACTATTTAGCAATTAAAGACCCCTCAACATGGAAGCCTAGTTTTACCACAGACGACAAGGTAAAGACCAAAGGCATTTTCGCAACGCCGGGTCTGTCTAAAAACCCGCAGAATGAAATTTGCATTATTGCAATTAAAGAGTTTTTGATTAACGGAACCCCCATTAACGAAACGGTGAGGGGTTGCACTGACCTTACCAAGTTCATTAACGTTAGGACTGTGAAAGGGGGTGCGGTAAAGCTAACTGAACCAGACGTACCCGGGACATACTTGGGGAAAGCTATTCGGTGGTATTACGCAGACGACACAACGGGTGACATTGTTTACGCTAAGTCTGGTAATAAAGTTCCCCGGTCAGACGGGGCTCAACCCATTATGGATCTACCGCCTACCTTCCCCACAAACGTCAATTACAGTTGGTATGAGAAGGAAGCTTACAAAATAATGGGTCACATTGGCTTGGAGCTTAATTAAATAGCTTCCGGTCTAATTGTTATTGACGCAAAAATTTCAGCTTTACTGTCTAAGTTTGAATTCTTACCTAACCCCGATGCGGTTTTCGCAGTTTCGCAAATGTGCTGAAGCTCCAAAACACTTTCAACAGCCAGTATGATGCGACCACTTATGCAAGACTCGGTTTGCGCTAAATAAGAAAGCTTGGCGCGAGCGGTGCGTCCAATAATTAAGTCAGCAACCCCGGTCACGTTGTATAAACGGGATCTGTGATTATCGCAACTAAAGCCGTTACCTGACGCTTCAACCCAATAGGTTCCCGCTGGTAAGGTAATTTGGTTTGCGCTAATAGACGCCCCTGTAATTGTGTTAACCACAGTTGTATTCAACGGTCTTAGCGTCCAGGTTGCGTTTAAGTCGCCACCGTCAGTTCCCGCCGTTGTTGTGTGTTGCGCCTGTAGGACTTGTTTAGTTTTGTCTATGCGCGTTAAGTTGGTATCAAGGTCGTCCCAGTTTTGGTTAACTGCCGCGTCCCAGTCAATGTCAAACTTTTCAAACTTAGAAAAACTGTAATTTGTTGTCGTTGCAATTGCCATTTCTAGCCTCCGTATGGTTGTTCCCCGTAGTACCCGCCGCCGTAACCCGGGCTCTTACCCGCGTTATACAACTGAGGGTAGAACGAAGCGTATGGACTGGTAAGTAAGTTACCCTCTTCCCCGCTTTCGGAAACCATAACAACCTTGAAGTTCCAAGTAATGTATGGTTCCACAGCAAGTAGAATGAATGTTGTTTCAGTGCTGCTAACCGAACCGAGTAAGGTATAGGCTGCTGTATATGAGGGGCTGCCATAAATTTTATAACCCACCACATTTTCTAGTAATGACGGTACAAAGGTGACGTTTAAGTCAACCTCCCATATTTGCGTATCACCGACCGAAGAACTTAAATGTTCGGTTTGCGTTATGGCCGAAATAATAATATTTTCGACAACTTGTATTGGAGTGTCCTGAAATGTGGGCAGCGTGTTGGCAGTTTGCCAATTGTTCCAATTTAACGTCTGCGAATAAATAGCGGGGTCGTGTCTGACGCACGAAACTTTATAACCGAACATTCCGTCTTCTGAGGTAATTTCTTCCATGTCAATTACACGGAACAGCATATTGTCAGCTTCAGTCCAGCCAATTTCGTCGTAGACAATTTGTATTATGTCACCGGGTTCCTGCCTTGAATTTCTTATTCCCACCGAAAAAGCACACCAAATATCAGACAACGTTTCGCGGTTGTATATTTGCTCAGCTCTTCGTTGCGCGAGTGAAATGGTACGAACCGGGCTTAAGTCTAGTGTTTTTTCCCTTAAATAACCGTCCTCAGATACCCGCTGGTAATCTTCAACAATAACGTCATTTTTAGTAAACCCGTCAGCAGAGTCTGTGTACTTAACCCGCAAGCGGTTTATTGTGCTTTGCTTATCGGACGCACCCCATTCAAAGGTTCCAATTAAAACGTCACTTGCTTCGTAAATGGTATTGACAGGCGCGTCGTTTCTGTCGGGAAGAAGTTTAAATTTACCCGCTGTTTTTATTAAGTACATTCCAGACGCTTCTAGAATTAATTCCAAAGCGCGGTCAAAGGCTATGTTTTTCAGTGCAATACCAATAACCCTACCGTTAGCAGCACACCACGAAGAAGCTTCAACAAACGACGTCTTATCTATTTGCGAACCCAACCCAAGTCCTATTTCAGAGTCTTCAAGCAAGTATTGTATAGCGTCTGCTGCATTTTCATTTTTGTAAGTAACTTCCGCACGAAAGTTCATGCGTTTTACTTCGTCGTTTTTAATTAAATTAATTAAAACATAGCTTGTGCCGGGGGAACGAAAAACAACGTCGCGGCCTGGGTCAAGCGTAATGTCTATGTTTTCCCACAGTATGTAACCTTCAGCGACATCACTTGTCATACTTACCCGAAAATAAATTTCGCCGACGGGTAAATTACTGACTGTGTGTATAGTCCTTTCCCACCCTTCCACATAAGCGGTTTTGGTTGTTGTTCCGCAACCAGACGGAGCTTCGTAATCAACAGACTGCCTGAACAATTGGGTTGTGTTTACAAATTCAACCCAAGCACCGCCAATGCCTTCTTTATAAGAAATTTTCCATGTTTGTGTGCTGCCAACAGCCGGTGAGTAATGGTTAACTGAAATTGTGGCGGAACCACCCGCACCGTACATTTCAATCGGGTAGCTAATGTGCTCGTCATTATCTACAATTTTTTCACTAATGGGTTTCACACCACCATTGTCAATGTTAATTGTTGTGGCAGCACCGTCCGGATACCACTCAAACCACGACTTGTCGTCTGCTCTACCGGCAGAATAATTTGAAAGTTCGTTAAAGGGTTGACCGCTGATAAATAGGTTACTAAGTACCGGGGAAGGCTCACCCGTGTATTCACCAATTGACATGACGCCAATAAAACGCTGGTTACCTGCACCCAACACATGACCACGAATTAAGTTTCCGTTAGTGTGTGCAGTTCCAAATATAACGGAAATAGGCGTGGACTCACCCAACTGTATTCCGCCAAAACCGTTTGCATTGGTTGTTTCTGGGGTGTCGTCATCCAGAGCTTTTCTTGCCCCGGGAATTTTTGGAACAAACAACATGGCCGCAAATAGACCAATGGCAAACCAACCAGCCGCACCAATTCCCATTCTTATTTTCTCCCAAACAAAACAACGTCTACTAAATTAAGGGGGTCAACCATAAGCCCGCAAGTCTTTGGGTCAATGTGTATAATTTCCCCGTTTAAATAAAAACCACAATGGTCACCCCGTAAACCACCCATTGAGTTTATAAGGCAGAAGTCAAAGTTTTGCGGTTCGCTGACAGGATAAAAACCAAAAAGGTCAAAATACTTGCGAAACATTTTACTGATGTGAGCGCCGTTGCGCTGGTTGTTACTTTGCCCCCATTCCACCGTCTTAATTTGTTCCGCAATGTGCTTGAACTTTTCTGGGTAAGCTTGTGCCAAAACAGCAAATGTGAAATTGACACAAGGGTGAGTCCGGTCTGTTTTGTAATGGCACAGACTTGCTTTGTGTATTTTTTCAATGTCGTTCATATTCAAACGAAAGGAACTCCAGTAAATGACACGTCCACCGTTTCTGGGAAACCGCCAAAGTTAGCGTCGTTGCCCAGTTCTTCACAGCGCGGAAGCGTTTTATCACAAAACCCTTCTGCCCCCGCGTACTTGCACTGAGCACCTTTAAAACGGAAACCGCACATTTTATTGTAGGTGCGCTTATTAACTGAAGCGCCCCAGTCAAACCAACGGTCGGAAATTTCAACACTTACTACTCCGTCACCGGTAAAAGAAAACGTTGTGACACTGCCTACAAAAAGTTCCCGGTAGGACTCAATTTCGTCATACGGCTGGTTTGTGTATAACCGCCGCAAGACTACTTTTGCGCCACGTAACAAACCAACGTTTTTAGAAACAACCGGAGCAATTGAATTTCCCTTATCGCCTATTTGTAGTTTAATACGACCGACACTAAGGTTCTTATCCCTGCTCATTGCAGAGCGGGAAATGGGAGCAGCAATATATTCTACCGGGGGAGCTACCTGAAAACCAAGGTAAACGCCGCCTTCTGCTAAAACAAAAGACTTTTCCCGCAATGCTACACCCACCACATTTTCGCTTTGTACAAGGTCTAAATCTTGGACGTAGTAATTTTCTACTTCCGTCCAGTTGTCTACAAGTTTAAATATAGTTGCCATTTTATTTCACCAGAAAAGGCATTCCGCCATAACTCTTTGGGTCAATGTTCAGGGTCATGTTGTTACCCGTTTCCACGGCTGTGACCGTTGGCACATAGTCGCTAAACCAAGCCCACATGTCTTGATAATTATCTACCGTTACAATTCGAGGCCAACCGGGGTAAGCAATATTGAAACCCGCTTTAATAAAACGGAGAATAATAATTTTCACTTCTTCACTGGTTGGGGGTGGGTCACGTCTTGGGTATAAACCAATACCAACCAGCATCCGCTCCCGGTAATTACCGTAGGTGTTAATGAAGTCGGTAATAATGTCTTTGGCGGGGTCATAGTCAACGTGGTCTTGGTTCCACCATTTTTCTGGGGAGTAGCGGTGATAGAACCAAACGTAACCAAAGTCAACCCGACCGCTTTGAAACAGCTCAGCATAGTCTTGTCCGTAACGGCGGCAATTGCGACTCAGGTCTCTAATGTGCCAATGACGACTAACGGGGTCTGTGCCAAAAGCATAGTCGCGAAAGTCCATTTCAATACCGTTCCACACGGGGGACGTTTCGTCGTAAACCGAAATAATGGGTTCCACTTCAAGTGAACACCCCAACCATTTCCCGTGGCTGTGAAGCATGGTTGCAGCAAGATCCATGGCTTGGTTTGTCTGCCACACTTTCCAGTCCCACAGTTCTTCATTATCGCATTGCACGTCACCGCCACCGGTTCTTACCCAATCGGCCAGCGGTGCTAAAGCGTGTGCGCTTCTGTAGGCGTTATATAGAATTAAGTCATTGTCAGAGCACCCGTATTTATAGGACATAATGTACTCTGAAAAAATTACCCCGTCCGTATCGTATTCGTTGGCGTAAGCTTCAGCTAAGCGCATCCACAAGTCAAAAATAGTTGTAATGTTACCCCACTGACTTCCGGGTGTAATTGCTGACCACATTGACGGGTAGTTCATTAAGTAGTGATAGCGAAAAATGTAGGTCTTTCCGTTTGCGCTTTGTGGGTCGTAATAGCTTGCCTGCAAGTCGTCAACCGCGTGTTGCACAACATAAAAGTCGTCGCCTGCTGCTGTTTCGTAATACCAAACGCGCTTAAACCGTTCGTCACCGTTGGGGCCAATACCAATCTGGTCGCGGTGCTTTGCTAACCATTTATAATTGAACAGCGTAACTTCCACAAGGTAGCGGTGCGAATTTATGTTTGCGCTAATCGCTTCGTTTTCGTAACCCTTGCGAATAACTTGGCGCATGGAGTCAACGTATGAAATACCGTTGTCCATTACCGCGCTTCCCCATGCAAACCAGTGATCGCGAACCCGGCTTTTGGCTGCCGCTAATGACCCCCCGCCAACAATAACGTTTGTTAAACCGCCTTCAGATAGCTTTTCACCAACCGTTTCCAAGGTGTCCATGGGGTCTTCAGCAACAAACTCACCACCGAATGAAATGTGCGGCATAATGTTAAAGTTTATTGGCGTCGGGTCTACTATTTCCGCGCGACTATTTGTGTCAATGGTAAGCGCAGCGGCGTATTGAAGTTCAACGGCAGCGTCTATTTGACTTTCGGTTTTACCAATGTGGAAGTGCATTGTGGTCAAAGAATTCGCAACTGTATTTCCAAGCTCCGACAAAAACAACCGCGAAAAGTTTACAACGGTCGGACTTGAATTATGTGCGTTCCGTGTGTCCCCGCCAACGTGCCGTACTTGCTTGTCCCCAATTAATGAAATGGCAATAGCAGCGTCGTCGCGAACGTCAACGTCATACTCGCAGTAAAACAATTCGCGGTCACGTGCAAATACCCATGGCGTGTCCTGCCAGTCTACTATCCATTGCTGCTTTGCCGCATAGTAATAAACAAGGTAGTCCACACCTAGCGTTGCGAATTCTTTTTTCTGGTAGTCAATTTCAATTGTTTGACCTATCCTACCCGTGGCAGTTTTAACGTCAATTTTCGTAACTTTAGTTACGCGGTCAAAACTCAGCACCCTGTAGCTTTCCGAGTTGCTAATGTTGGTCACGCTATCAGGCATTTCGCAATCAGCAGGGAGCGTGAACGTTGCGCTGGCTCCCTTGTCAGCAATGGTTTCCCATAACAAAGTTGTTGTTTCTGGCACATACCTATAGAGCTCAGGGTTTGGAACAGTCACCGTGAGTTCTTTAGCGCTCAGTAAACTTTTTTCAACATAGTCGGTGTTTTCAATAACGACAATAACTTGAACCTTGTCGCGCACCCGCGAGGTCTGCGCATTTGAACCAGTAATATAATTGCTCAGGCAACGTTCGTCGGTTCTTGTATTTGGAGCAGACATACCAAGGCGCACGTTCTTAAATGAACCCGGGCCATTGCTTTCTGTTAGCGGTGTGAAAAAGAAAAGGTCGTCTAATACCCAGTCAATTGCAACGTCCGTTAAAAATTCAATTCCAATTTCTTTTATTTGCGTGACGCCAGCGGGTATAAATTCCCAATAAAAACCGTCGTCCCAATAATTAAATTGAACCGGCTGGTTTAAATAATGCTCGTTCCAGTCTATCCATATTGACAGGTTTGAGCTGTAATGTATTGCGTCAAGCTCGTCTTTAAAATAAAAACGGAAAGCGGGGGTTGGTGAGTTGCTGTTCTTTGGCAGTAACCACATTCCTATCGCGGTTGATAAAGACACGTCAACAGGTTGCGCAAACTGCCGCACCATTTTCTTACCTGACAAAAGACTGCCAGACACCCGCAAACTATTCCACCAAGCGTTATTTGACAAAACCGAGCCGTCATAGGCGGTGTACAGCGCGTCGTACTGCATTTGGACAGCAACGTTTTCTAACGTTATGTTGGCAGCACCCGTATTAACAAACTCAATAAAAATAGCTCTGTCGACGCCTGACGCTGTTGCGCGAACTTTTTTAATGCCAGTGCTGTTGTAAATGGTTTCCGTTGCGTAGTCAATTTTATTCATTGTTGAATTAAAACCAAGACGCGCAGCCAGCCCCCCTGTGTTCGCTGTAACGTTAAAGGTAAGGCAACCCAAGCGATCAACCGGTAAACCCGACACAACCCAGCAACGCAAGCTGTCGCCCGGGGTTAACGTGTAACTGAGCGCGGTATTTTTAACGGGTGAGCCTATGGGAACCCACGAAGCGTCGTCAAAGTTTGGTATTAAGTTTGGATAGACAACGTTATCTGTCCGCGCTGGTGCGTAAGTAATACCAGCGTCTATTGTCCAGTCTGCGTTTACTTCAGCAACTGTTTCATAATCAAACCCGCAACTATACCGTCCTATTTTGCGGTATTCCATGTCGTTGCGTTCTATTAATGCGTTAGCTGTTCCAAAAAGTGTCCCGTAAATAACCGAGTCAATGGGGTCAGCGGTTTCGCTGTTCTTAATAACTTTAATGGACGTCTTGCGGTGAATGCCAAGCTGGTCTACTGTCGGAAAATACAGGTTTTCAATACGGTCTAAAGTACGACCCCCACCCAAGTCATGCTCACCACTTGAAACGGTTTTAATACAAGAAATAGACGTGTGAGCTGCACCAGTCCACGCTTTTCCATATAAGTTTTCGGCGTCTATGTCAAGCGGGTATGCGATCCAAGTAAAGTCGGAACTATAAAGTTCAATTCCATTAAAATAAAAATACATACTGTCAGACGACGATAAAAGTACCGCCCCGTCTTCAGCAATTCCGTTCCCTTCTGTGTGCGCGTAGCCACCCGCAGCATTTTTGTCCACTGTCCAAACTTCAGAAGGCCCGGACGACTTGCCGTCAAAATAAGCTTCAACGAGGCTGGTTGCCATTATAAGGGGGTTCTCAAGCTTTTTCATTGGGGCTCCTTTTGGTCTAAAAGCAACTCGTTCTGATGTGAGGTGCAATACCTTAAATGCGTCCCGTCCGTCAAAAATATGTCTATTATTTCAATATAGCCGAGCTCAGCTTTAGCTTCTTCTTGCTGAACAGCTTGCGTTAAGTTTTCCATTATGCCGCCGGGGTTTCGTTTTTAACTTCAATTAATACAACGCTAACAGTATAACTCTCAAATTCGGTCATTACTATATTCAAACTGTCTTCGTCGTACCGCACAACTGTTGAAACGCCGTCTTTAAATGAAACGAAATTAAATGAAGTTAAAGGCCCACCCATTGAATTGAAAAACGAGTTTAAAATGTCAACGTCAGCTTCTGGCAGCCCCACATAAGTTAGCGTAATTTCCCTGAGCTTTTGCGAACGTTGGGCGATGCGTTGTTCTGTACCGTTTGGGTATTTTGTCACCGCCACTTTATAGCCGTCACTTTCGTGGTACTCATAAGACGGCAAAGGCAGTGCTGGATAAGTCGCCATTACATTCTCCGCGAACGTTGCTCTTCATTAATGGAATTAACAATAACTTTGTTATTGTTAGCCATTTCTTTTGCTACTAAAGAACGGAGCTGCGACTGATCCATTAAGTTTATAATAGTGGTTCCACCCCCGCCTTTTTTAAACATTTCCTGTGTATCTTTTCTGCTTGTAACAGTAGCGGGGCCTTTAATAAGCTCAGCACCCACTTCACCAACCAGACCAAAACTACCGGAAGGAATGTCACCGCCAGTGTCATACGCACCACTAAAAGACTGACCGCGAATGTTTGAAATTGCCATTGCGCCTTGTCCAGCGGCTAAAGCAATTGCCGGTATCATAGCTGGCCAACCAAGCTTCACACCTTCACTAATACCGGTGTACATATTCATTGTCGCTTTGGCCACACTAAATGCCTGCGAAGTTGCAAAAAGCGCTTTGTAGGCTTTGGACTGCTCCCCGCCATACGTTTTAGCTAGTTCCGACAAACCCGTGAACATTTGCTCACCTTGGGTAAGCAGTATGGCGTTCCGTTCCGTTTCCAATTGGAGCGTTCGTTCGTTAGCTTCCGCACCCAATGTGGCCAAAAGTTCAAGGCGTTGCTCTTCAGTTAGCGCTGTATTATCAAGCACCAACTGTCTCCGCTTTTCGTAGAACTCTTGTAGCTTTTCCAATTGTTCGTCGTAGGTGTCCGGGGGTGCTAAGTCACCCAGTATATCGGTCGCGTATTCGTCATTCAGCTTTTGTTTCAGGTTGGCTTGCTGCTGTGAGCTTGCTTCTGTGTTGTCTAAAATAATAGCAAGTCGACGGCTATAGCTGTCCGCAATAACTTCTTCCTCAGACCGCAACGAATCGACCAACCTTGCGAATTCTTTTTCCCGCGCTTCTTGCGCTTTAATAGCAGCTTTGTCGGGTTCGTCGTCTTTCTTTTTGGGTTTTTCAATACCAAACGGAGCCAGTTTATCTGTTGTGTCCGCCTTACTTTGTTTCTGTTTAATGTCATAGGCTTCACGTAACTTTTCAGTTGCGGTAATTTCGTCGTCTACAGCTTTGAGCGCTGCTTCTCGCTGGTCAAAAATGCCTTGAATTGCGTCTTTTCTTACTTCTGCATTGGCTGCTAACCGAACGGCAACCCTGGCGTCAACGTCAGCTGCTAACTTGTCGGAAGCTTGGTCAGCTTTGTCTAGCGCCCCGGTAAAGTCAAAGTCACCCTCGTCAAAGGGGTTGAGTGCTGCCGCTATACCCTCACCAACAACCCCCGCTTTTGCTAAAATACGGTCGAACTCAATTAATAAAAGCTCACCGTAGGCAGCACCGTGAATTGACCCGTATTGGGTAAACGCACCAAACTCAACCGCCATAATTTGCACAACGGCTTTTACATTTTCCGGCAAGTTAAACAGCGCGTCAACAACAAAGTCTATTGTATCTGTAACAGCTTTCCCAAGACCTTGACCTTCGCTTGTGCTAAAAACAGCGTTCCACGAGTCGTAAACAGCATTGAGCGCAGTGTCAACTGCGTCCCCAAAAACACTAAACTTAAGCGCAATGACGTCTAAATAACCTTCCATTTCACCGGAAGCAAGAATGTCGTTAAGCTCACCAACAATGTCAATTGCAACACGAACGCTATCTTCAACTACGCTGCCAATACCTTGCTTACTTATGTTTAACCACAATTTATCCCATTCATCACCAAGGTTTGACAAAGCGCCGTCAAGGGTGTTCATGCGGTTTGCCATAGCACCCGCAAAATTGTTTTCACCCAGGCCTATTAAGTACCCTTCAATTTCCTCTGCGTTTTTCTTAACAGTTGTTGTTATGCCACGAAAGGTAAAAGAAACATTGTCACCTTCGGACTTTGTTTTAATACCAAATTCTTTTAGTCGTTCGAACTCACCTGTTGTGGCGTCAGCAACTGCTTCAACTAATTGGCCCAACCCTTTGCCCATAGCGGAAGCGGTGTCGCCATATGAAGTTAATGCGCGTTCGCTTGGCGTTAAGCCTAGGTTAACAAGTTGAGTGAAACCTTTTGTGACTTGCTGGAGGTCGTAGGGAGTGTCCGCTGCAAACTGTTGAATTGCGTCAAATGCAATGGCAGCGTTTTCGCTATTACCTGTGGCGGTAATCAACTGAGCGTTAAGAACGTCAAATTCGCGGGCAACGCTAACTGTTTTAGATAGTCCCGCAACCGCTGCCGCCAAAAGTGCAGCGGGGCCAATTACTCGCTTAAAGCCTGAGGTAAGACCGTCGGTGGCGCGTTCGGTTTTCCCGCCTTGTTTTTCGAGCCCCTTTAGCCTTTTTTCAGCCGTTGCAACTTCTAACGACTCAACTCTAATTTGCAACTTTGCTAAGTCGTCCACCTATCAGCTCCCGTAAATGCGGTCCAGTGTTCTTAGCAAGTCGACTTCCCAAGCTAAAATTTCAGGGTAAACCAAATCCGACCAACTTTTTATTTCAGTGTAAGAAAGTACGCTTTCGCTTCGTAACTCTAAAAAGTAGCTCCACAAATAACCCAATTCACGGGGGAACGCAGGCTGCTCACTTAGTGCTTTAGGCTTCTTTCCGGTTTGTTTCCAAACTTGCGTCAGGTGCTTTTTTAACGGAATTTTTGAGCCTAGCGGTATTACGTTTAACTCTCTTTCACTTCTGACCCATCTGCAAAGCTGGTCGACTTTTTTACATAAAAGCGCCCTCGCTGAGCAGCAAACCGGTTTACCCCGTCGGCTATTTGCGGAGCTTCCCTTAAGAATTCCATTTTATTTTCGGTGCTGCATTCTTTTTTAAACGACCAGCTAATAATGAGCGCCGCAATACAACTCAGCTCAGCTTCCCGCACAGCGGCAGCTCTTTCCGTTTCATCGTCAATTTGCGCAATGTTTATTGCTTGGCGTTTAGCCTTTGTTTCAGCAGCACGAAATTCGTCAGAGTCCACACCACGAACAAGAAAGGTGTGTTCACTTTTTGACCCGTCGGGCAAATATAACGGGAGTGTTTGACCTTCATTAGCTGTTGCTCGTGTGTAGAATTCTTCCATTTTGCTTCTCTTAAATTGGGTTGCGTTCAGCGATAAGGTTTGTGCCGGTTACCGGGTCAAGCAAAGCTTGAAATGGCATTACCAGCGTCACAGGGCCCTCACCACCAACGTCAGGCTGGCCACCGGTGTATTTAATACGGGTGACACGATACCGCTGGTAATTACCAGCAACGTCGGGAAGGGAGAACTCCAAGTTAGAGTCTTCTTCATTAATGAATTTTTCTACTAACGAGGAGTCCTCGAAAAACGCAGTTAGCTGCCCGGTAAGGTTTGAGCGTTTAACCGTAGGACTAATTGAATTTTTCTGTCCAACAACAAAGCGGGGCTCAATACCGTTTACAAGGTTCAATGTAATTTCGGTCACAACCGCAATGTCTACCCCGCCTTCAGTTAAGCTGCCGGTAAATGAGTCAACGGGGCTAGTTGTGGAAGTGGGTAGGTACGTTGGTGTTCCCAAAGAACTCAGGTCTTGCGCAAGCTCCAAGCTTTGACCAAAGACTTTAAACGACCCTGTGACCATTGCATTGGCCGCAATAGTTAATTGCAAACTGTCAATTTCATTGCCACGATAAATATAGTAAGGTTTATCAGCAGCTTGAATGTCTTCGAAGTAGCGAATTAAGGTAAGCGAGTCGCGAGCGACACCACAACGAATTTCCTCAGACGCGATAATTAATTCGTCCGCGTCACCTGCTTCAACGCCGTGCGTACCACCGCCAACAATAGTCGTGTCCATTGTAAGCGCGTCAACAGCGCTAATAATAGACTTTCCGTTGTAACCCGAGCCAACAAAGCCACTTGAAGTAACGGTTTGCCCTACCGCAAAGCCGTCGGCGGTAAAGTCACCCGCTGCACGGGAGAACCCGGTGGCAGTTGCGTCAAGTGTGGTTGTCCCGGTTGTTGCGGGGGAAGCCCAGTCCGTCGACATTAAAACGGTTTGCAAAAACATATCAAATGAACCATAACTCAGTTCAAAATTAATGTCACCGTTAATTTGGTTGGAACCCAGGCGAAAGTCTGCAATTTGCCGGTCTGGTCGTATTTCACCGGACTCCAAGCTTTCTTTAGCTAAGCCTAAAGTCGTGTTTAAAATTCGGATAAATTCCAAAGCGGGGTTTGTTGGTGTTACGCCGTAAGAACCTTCCTTAACAGCGTAAAGCGAATGTCGGCTACCGTCAGCCATGGTTTTTCTCCTATTATATACGTTGAGTTCTAGCGTAATACCTAACAGTTAAACTGGCACGATAATAGCCTTGTACTTCACGTCCCGGGTCAAGCGAACATGAAAGGACTTTGACATATTGTGCATTATACAACAATGATTTTCCTACTGTAAAGGTACTACCAAACTCGTCCGCCTTTGACAGCACTTCGGCAGTACCTTTATTTTTTGGGTAATTAATGTCTATTTGTAAAATGCCTGAATGGTTGTCTTCACCTTCAATACCCAAAGTCACCGCGTCACTGGCGCCACGTATGTTGTGCAACTGTAACCACAACCCATCACCTTTATTTTTGTCCGCTAAAATAGCATTTGGCATACCGGTTGGCGTTACAGAGTCGACGCTTAACACTGCTGAAATAAGTGCTTTTTCAATGTCTGTAAAATTAGCGGCCATTATAAGTCCCTTCTGCTACGTCGCGCAGCTCGCGTCACTAGGTTTTCCCACCTTGCAACGTTAACTCGTACCATACCCTGCTTGGCTTTTTTAGAGTGTCCGTCAAATTCAATTGTGGAAGCGTAAGGCAGGTTGTTTGTTAAATATAAGTCTTCTTCTAATTTAACTTCGTTTACCACTTGTTTTATTTTTGCAATTGTCGGGGCTCCCGATTCGCTACCTTCTTCAGTAACCTCAACACTACCCGACCCAACGTTAGCGAACCAATTATTACGGAGCACCCCTTTATCAACAGGTGTTTCTTTTACAATAGCGGAAAACAATTCCAACGAAGCGGAGCGCTTGGTTGTAGTAGCCACAGCAAGTGTTTTCTTGCTAAATTTACCCAATTGTTTTCCAAAGGCCATTATGAAACGTCCAGCATGTAAACAACTAAAATGTCAGCGGGTTTTAGTTCCACCACTTTTGACAACGGATACCATTTACCGCTCACATCAACGTCTTCGTTTTCTTTTATATTAGCAGAAGCTGACAATAATAATGTTTTTGCCCCCACCCATGCGCTCTCTGTACCCCCCGCTAAGCTCTTTGCGGTAGCTTGGTCAGCAACAACACCCGTTACGCTACGCTGAGCACCTGCACCCTTGGTAAGCAGCGCAGGGTCATACACCCCTTCACCCCTTACCGGGAAGAGTGCGCCATACTCAGCAATAAGCGCTTCCGCCTCGTCGCGTATTTCAATATAAAATGCGTCAGAATTTGCCATTGTGGTTACCGTATAGTCCCCGTGCTTGAAGCCGTGTATTGCTTAGCCATATTGTCCGCTAATGGAAAACTTTTCCACTGAGCAGGGGAAGCACTTGAGCCCGTTGCGTATTTCTTTTCCGTTGTAATGGGGCCCACAACTGTTTTGGTTGCTGACAGCGTTGGTGCGTTTGCATTGGGGACGCTATTATATAACGTGTCCTGCAAATACATTAAGGCGTAAATCATACAGGCTTGCTTCCAAGCGTCCGGAACACCAACAACCTGAATTCCATATTTGTCGGTTAAATATAAACGCGGGAATTCTAAAGCTTGCGTGTAAAGCAACGGCTTGGACTTAGCTTTGCTTCCCCAACGAAGGTCAAGATAAATGGCGGCTTCTACTAACGCCGCGGCAACCTGTTCGCTTTCGTAAGCGTCCGTATTTACACCACGGTCAGTATGGTATGTTATGAACTCAGCTTCCGTTGAATATGAATTCGCAGTAGCAAGTCCGGTGTCGTCCTCAACGATAATTGTAATGGTCATATTAAGGGGTCTTCTGTATTCGTTGGGTGACGGTAAAGCTACCCGCAAGACTTTCACGTCCGCGGCCAAGGGCGTCAATAATGCGAATGTCGTGGTAGTATTTACCTGCCGCTAAAGCAAATAAAGACATATCAATTTCAAGCTGCCCGTTAAGCGCGTCACCATACACGCCCCCAGATCG